ATAATCCAATTCCGGGAGTGGAACCCGTGGAACCCTGTTCGCGGCGTTAATCCGCTTGTCTCTCTTGCTCTGGAACTTGATCAAGATTATTACGCCAATAAAGCGAATTCACAGCTTCTTAGGAACAATGCAATTCCACAGGGCATTTTAAAAACTGAACAAACTTTAAGACCGGAAGAAGCCGACCAGTTGGAAAAACGCTGGGAAAGCAAATACGGAAATGTAAAAGCCGGAAGGAAAATTGCCGTACTTGGCAAGGGGACTAATTTTGAGCCTCTGTCTTTTACGCCGGAAGTTGTAAAACTTTTTGAACTTAAACGCTGGAACTTGTATACAATTCTGGCAAAGTACGGCATACCGCCTAGAGTAGCAAACATAAACGACAAGTCTACCGCTCTTTCCGGCAAAGACACAGCGGAACAGCACAGCGCTTTTTGGAAATACACTTTAATACCCATCCTTAGACAGTTTGAACAAATACTTGAAAGCCAGTTTTTTGTCCGCTTCGGTTTGAAGGAGACAGGGGTATTTGACCTGTGGGACATTCCAGAGTTACAGGAAAGTGAGGACGCGCAAAGTAAAAGAGATATAGCGGAAATAAATGCTGGGTTAAAAACAATTAACGATGTTCTCAAGGAAAGAGGCAAAGAACCTAAACCGTGGGGAGATGTTTGGTATCGTCCAAAAAACTTTATTGCGACTAACGGTAGTAATAAAGGGGAGGTTTGAGTATGAAAACCAAGACATTAGTTGTTAGCAGAGCCGAGATACTTTTCCATCATTTGAAAAAGAGGTTTGAACAGTTGGGTTTCAGCGATGTTATTCTGACCGGGGAAGATAAAGACAGTTTGAATATGCTGATTAAGGAAGTAAATCCCAGATTGCTCTGTATTGGGAGCGGGTTTTACCAAGTCGCTACGCCTTACATGATAGGCAGGCTTCACAAGAGGTTTCCCAAATTAAATATTGCCGCTATTTCCGTTTGTGATTTCCCCATTAGCCTTGCGCCATGGTTTATATGGCATGGGGCTACATCATATATAAATATCTGGGAAGGTTTAGAAGAATTTTACCGTGGTCTGGATATAGTGAAAGATGGCAGACCGTACATATCGCCTTTAGTACAGAAATTAATTGATTATCACGCTGAATGGCCGGATACAAGAAATAGTATCACCTTGCGCCAGCAAGAATGCCTGATTTTGTCATGCTGCGGATTTCCTATGGAGCGGATTGGGGAAGAAATGCAGATAACAAGGCAGACGGTACATAACCATATAAAAAGTTTATTTAAAACTTTCCATGTTTCAAGCCGTGAGGAACTTACAGCTATAGCATGGCAACTACAGCTTGTTACCGCCAAAGATATTAGGTTTTACAGCAGGAAGAATGTTTTTGACCAGCTTCCCGAATGGGCGGCGATAAAAATTAAAAATGAAAAAATACTTTTGGGTATGAGGAGAGAAAATGATTATTAAGACAAAAAGCGGAGAACTCCTGACAGGCAATTTATCTGTTTTGCTTGATTTTCTGGGGGCAAAAAAAGAAACTGCGGGAATTCAAAAGATTGCCGGAGATGTTGAATTGATAGCGTCTGTTCCTTTCCATCTAACGAATGACAGTGAAACTAAAAAAGGGTTTGCGTGGACGCTCTCAACATTTGACTTAGACCGTTACGGAGAGCGTATAGACCCGTTGGGCTGGGATTTTTCTCAGTACGAAAAAAATCCGGTTGTAGAATGGTCGCATAACTATTTAATTCCGGCGATTGGGAAAATTGAGTGGCTTATTGCTGATAACAGCGGCTTGCATGGGCTTGTTGTTTTTAACAGCAAGGATTATGACCCTTTCGGCTGGGCTATTGGGGAGCGTGTTAAAGCCGGAGTTATCCGTGCCGGTTCTGTCGGTTTTCGGGTAATGGAAATTGAAATTCCGGGCAAAGAGGACAGCAAAGATGGAACAACGCTTATTTTCCGAAAACAAGAACTTTTAGAATTTTCAATTTGCAATGTTCCGGCTAATCCTTACGCTTTGGCAAAATCAATTGAAGCGGCGAAAACGGAGACACAGGAATTTTCCCACCCTCATTTTTGGGGCGGGTTAATAAATAATTTGTAAGGGGTAATGTATGGGTAATGAAGAACTTGAGGCGGTAAAAAAGCAATTAGCCGCAATGAAAAAAATCGAAAGTACTGGGTTTACCGATCCGGCGAAAGCGGCGGAGTATTTCAAAGACAAGGAAATACTCCTTGAGGGGATAGTTAAGACGCTTGAAACGGTTTCATCTGGTCAAACGGAACATATTGACCAATTGGAAAAAACTATCAAGAGTTTACGAGACGATTTAAAAACACAAATGAAGTACCCTAAAGAACTGACACAAAAAGAATTTTTATACAAATTGGGACGAGGTGTCGCCGCTACACACAGGGGAAATAATACAATTCTTGCGGAGTTGGGGTTTACGCCGAATTTTGGTTCTGAGAATTGGACTAATCCCAGAGATGTTAATTGGGTTATGGGTAAGGGCTGGATGGTACAGAGGGCGGCGGCTGGCGATCCTATGGGAGATATGTCTACATCCGATAAATTCCTTATTCATCCCTCTTATGAAAACGAGCTTGTCGCAATAGCGGAAAGTAAAAGCGTTATGATGTCAAAGGTAGATAGTATGCCTATGACAACCGCCTCTGTTATTATTCCGGTTGAGGAACAAGTTGATGTCAACCTTGAATGGCATACAGCTTACGGAGATGAGATTGCCGAGGTTGAACAACCGAAAATTGAAAAGGTTGAATTGAAAGCTCTGACTTGCGCCGGATATGTCCGTTTTTTTGACGAGTTTGAAGAAGACAGTTTTATTGACTTGGGAAAAATGTTTGTTAAAAAGTTTATCGGCTCTTATGCCCGTGAATTTGACAAACAATGCCTTACTGCGGATAACGCTCCTTTTACCGGAGCGTTAAAAACTAACCGTGCTATCAATGTGGCTATCAAGGGAAACTCGGTAAGCGATTTGACGTGGGAAGATTTTCGGGACGCCGTTTATGAAGTACCTGCCGAAGAACGAAAAGACTGCTGCTGGTTTCTCCATGAAACTGTAGTCAATCATGCAATGAACTTGAAGGACGCTAACGGAAATCCGATTGTCCGCCGCCCAATGGAAAAAATGCCGGGTGTTATTGACTTGTATCCCTATTACGAATGTCATGTTATGCCGCAATTCCGCGATATTAAAGAAGATACGCCGTTTGCTGTTTTTATGAACCCTAAACGGATCAACCACAGAAATCGCAAGGGTATTGAACTCAAGAGGTTTGACGGGACTATTGAAAGTTTGAAATTCGGGACTAATGCTCTGCGCTTCCGCAAAAGGGACGCTTTTGGTCTGGTTATTCCAAAAGATCACATGGTTATTCTCAAGACTAAAGCGTAATAAAATTTACAGTCCGGTGCGGTCCTGCTAGACGGTTTTTTCTTTCTTAACCGGAAGATAAAAGTGTTATTTGAAATTATCAGGGAAGGGAAAAAATTTTTATACCTTTTATGGGGAAATCTGCCGTCCGGGGCGTGGGGGGCTTCGGACGGCTTTTTCTATTATTTCCCCTCACATAACCGGGGAGAGTTTGTGAAGTTAAACCGCTACTTTAAGCGGATATTTTCTTTTGTGCTGGTGAATGGGGCTGTAAAGTAGAGCAAGGGTAGGGCTTTTTCTGGCATTTCTCCAGAATTTTTAAATATGCAAATTTTGCATTTTGATTTGTCTTTGCATAGTTCACACACTTTTTCTGTTCTTATAAATGCGGGTAACGCTTTAACCATTATGTCAACGGCTTTACCCATATTCGTACCCATAGCCCACGCAAGACGGCGGACTGATACTGCGGCTAGTTCTGAAAAATCCGGGCTATACATTGACTACTTCCAATAATTTTATACTGCCTAAACGGTTTCTTAAATCATTAAGGCTTTCACCAGTCACAAAATATTCTTTTTCTGTTTCTGAAAAGATGTACGCGCAATGTTTGTAGCTGTACCAAAATCCGGCTGTTTCCAGTTGGTAGCCGATTAAAGGATTTGTGAAACAATAAAGCCACTGCCCTATAATTTCCGATTTAATATGATAGCGCATAACTACGGTTATAGCCTCATATATATCCGCAACCGTGGGGAACAATCCAGCGTATTTAATGACGCTGTGCATTTTGATGTAGTGTTCCATAAAACACCTCCAAAAATATATTATTCCGGTAGCTAAACCGGAAAAAGAAAACTAAAACAACAAAAGCTGATTATTGTCTAAGACTGGGCGCGGCAATTTACAATGTGGGTAAACTGAAAAAAGATAGCTGACATATTCCTGTGCTTCCTGTACGGTATGAAAAAAACGGGACTGGGAAAGCCTCGAATGTGGTGAGCTGACAAGCCAGGGCACATACTGCGGTGTGCTGTGAAGCGAAAGGGCAACAAGTGACGGTTTGCCGTGAGATAAAGAAAATTTAGAACAGACCTGATAGTATACTGACATAAAAACCCCCAAACAACGAAAAAATATGACCGTAAAAAAATTAATACGGACAAAAACCGCCGCCTTTGTTTTCCCCCCTGCGGCAGTGGTGGGGGGTCACAACTTCTCCCCCCACCACTGCCGCA